AGGTAAAACTTTTGTAGCATTATACCTTGCACTACGTGAAGTTCTTAAGGAAGATACACCATACGAAAAAGTATATATCGTAAGGTCTCTTGTCTCTACAAGAGAAATTGGTTTCCTTCCTGGTGATCATGAAGATAAGGCAGACATTTACCAAATTCCTTATAAGAATATGGTAAGATATATGTTTGAGATGCCAGATGATAACTCTTTCGAGATGTTATATGGTAATCTTAAAGCACAAGAGACTATTTCTTTTTGGTCAACATCATTTATAAGAGGTACGACACTTGATCGTTCTATCGTTATAGTTGATGAGTGTCAGAACCTTAACTTCCATGAGTTAGATTCTATCATCACTCGTGTAGGTGAAGACACAAAGATATTGTTCTGTGGTGATGCCAGTCAGACTGACTTGGTTAAAACTAATGAACGAAATGGCATTCACAACTTTATGAATATTCTTTCTATTATGAATGAGTTTGGTATGGTCGAATTTAATGTTCAAGATATTGTACGTTCTGGTTTGATTCGTAGTTATCTTTTGAGTAAAATGGGTCTTGGCTTATGATATTTGATCATGTATCTATTGACTTACCAAAGAAACTAAAACGTATTGAAGTTGATGGTAAAAGGTATTATGAAGTACCAGGCCATGAAGAGAATAAGTTAGTTTCAGTTACCACTGTTACTAGTTTCCAGAGTGCTAAAAGTATTAAAGCATGGAGACAAAGAGTTGGTGCTGAGAAAGCCAACAAGATTACCAGACAGGCTACACGTCGTGGGACTGATACTCATACTCTTACAGAATATTATCTGAAGAATCAAGATCTCCCTGAAGTTGATCCTTTACCTCAATTACTCTTTACAATTTCTAAACAATATCTGAATAAGATAAATAAAATACATGCTCTAGAAGCACCTCTGTATAGTCTTAGGTTGGGTATAGCAGGTACAGTCGATTGTATTGCCGAATATGATGGAGAACTTGCAGTAATAGATTTCAAAACTTCAAAGGAACCAAAACCTGAGAAGTGGGTTGAGGGTTATTTTGTACAAACTGTTGCATACGCTTGCATGTTGTATGAGTTAACTGGTATAATAGTAAAGAAACTAGTCATCATTATGTCCTGTGAAAATGGAGAATGTGTTACCTATGAAAAGTACAACAAGGCTGAATACATTAGAAAACTTACTCAGTATATACGAGAGTGGAAATCTGCTAATGAATAGAAGCAAAGATGCTCTAAATGAAGTATTGAACGACAAGTTCATGACATCTTCAAAGTTCTCAATGGAGATTGAGAATATTGTTAAAGCAGGTAATGGCAATCTGAATTACATCGAAGCAATACTTTCGTATTGTGAAGAGAATGAGATTGAATTTGAATCAGTTCCAAAACTATTATCTAAGACGCTAAAAGAAAAGTTGAAGTATGATGCTCAACGATTGGCCTTTATGAAACGTTCCTCTAGAGCAAAGTTACCAGTCTAGATGGATGGCTATGAAGTTTACCAAACGTATCTCGCACTTAAATTACACTTTACAAAAGAAAATTATAACTTTTTTATTTTCAGTGGAAAAACACGTGCTAGTAAACAATCCTTCGAGAAAAGAAAGGATAAGTACTTTTTTAAAAAGTTGGGCAGAAAATTTGAAAGAGAAGAATTAATTAATTTTTTTGTTAGTCATTTTATACACGATGATGGAGCGTGGATAGGTAACATATCTATCTACAATTCTAAAGTGTATTCTGAATGGAAGAATAGGATTCAAAGTATGTCTTTCATTTTTAAAAATGAGATGGAGATATTATTAGAATTAGATTCTGACTTTGATTCTTTGTTTGAGATTCATAGTGGCAGTCATCCAACTGTATTAAAGGAACATCTGTCTGGGAATATAAGTTTAGAATCTTTTGTTATTTTAAATAAGTTAGTAAATTTTATACCGTACTTTAATAAGAATATTTCTGAACCTATTGTTTGGCCTGAAATAAGAAAGAAAGTAGTAAAGTACGAACCATTTATCACAGTCGATAAGAATAAATATAAGTGTACATTGTTATCTTTATGCGATTCTTTGATAACGACATAGTGAGGGCTCAATCAGCTGAATTAGTAGAGACTAATGAGGATCTACAGGATTTGGTTATGAGTGGTGGACTCAATTCACCATCAGGGACACACCAGTTTATATCAAAGGTACATAGGATGATTGAACTGCAAGAACAATTATATTTCCGTGCTTCTTATTCAGATGAAAAAGATGCAAAGGAATTTGTTGATGCATTTGATCAATCATTTCCTCATGTAGCAGTACAAGGTGAAACAGATGTAACTCAATCTTTCAGACGCATGAAAGAAGAGCTCATTAGAATGATGGAGATGGAATATCCCCCATCTACTTGACAAATAAATACAACTCTGTTATACTTACAGAGTACAGGCCAAATACGTACACATTAAGGAGAATACTTATGTCTTTTGCAACATTAAAGAAGAATTCAAATTCGTCTTTTGAAAAACTGACTAGGGAACTTGAGAAGGTAGCTAGTTCTGAGAAGAACACTGGTGATGACCGACTCTGGAAACCCGAACTAGATAAATCAGGTAACGGTTATGCCGTTATTCGTTTCTTACCACCACCAGAAAGTGAAGATCTACCTTGGGCGAAAGTCTTCAGTCATGCTTTTCAAGGTCCAGGCGGATGGTACATTGAAAATTCTTTAACTACCATTGGGAAATCTGATCCTGTTGGTGATTTAAATCGTAAGTTATGGAATAGTGGTAGAGATTCTGATAAAGAAATAGCTCGTAAACAGAAGAGGAAGTTATCATATTTTTCTAACATATATGTAGTTCGTGATCCTCTACATCCAGAGAATGAGGGAAGAGTTTTCCTATTCAAGTATGGTAAGAAGATCTATGATAAGATTGTTGCTGCAATGCAACCTGAGTTTGAAGATGAGAAGCCTATCAACCCGTTCGATTTTTGGACAGGTGCAGACTTCAAGTTGAAGATCCGTAAACTCGATGGGTTCTGGAACTATGATAAGTCTGAGTTTGCCCCACAAGGTACACTTGGAGACTTTAGTGATAGTGAACTAGAAGCTATCTACGCTAAGGGTTATCCTTTAGTTGAGTATACTGCTGATTCTAACTTCAAGACTTATGAAGAACTTGGTCAACGTTTGACTACTGTTCTTGCTACTAAGAAGACTGTAGTTGATATGGAGACTGAAGAAGCTGAAGAGGAATTAGTTCCTGTTGCAGCTGCACCAGTTCGAGAGGAAGTGAGACCGAAACAGAGACAGGACGATGAGTCCGATACTCTGAGTTTCTTTGCTAATCTCGCTGAGTCTGAATAATATAAAAGGGGGTCTCACGACCCCCCTTTTTTTAGCCTATTGGTTCTGACATTCGCCAACCTTCTTTTGTTATTTTATAATTGGTGTCATAAGCAAGTAGTTTTTCTATCTCTCTTTCCATTATTCTTATAGTATTGGTCTGAGGTATCCAAATTTCTCTCTTGATGTTGTTTAATTGATGTTCATATTCTCTGTTTGTTACAACATATAAATCTGATCCAGTTAGTGTTCTTTCTGTTACAGCACTGTCAGTCCATGAATATGGATAAGTCCAAGACCATGTTGGTGTGTAGTTAGCAACGTTTTGTGTAGTTGTATTTGAAAATACTTCTATGATAACACCAGACTTTACGATTACATTTTGATTTGCATCTTTAACTTCTTTAGTTTCCCAGTGTCTCACTTTATCAGCTAAGGTTCCATACTTATCTTCAATAATCTTATCTAATTCATAGTCATCCACAGGCCATTGCTCTTGTGTATCAGTAATATTGTTTAGTAATAGTATAGTCCAATATTGAGTTGAATCTCCAAGAAGACTGTATGCTACTTGGTCTGGAGTTTCACCACTTTTTACTGTGTATTGAGTAGCAGAATTAAATATAGCATTGATATTATCTCGTGTTCTAACTTTTCTGAATAGGTTTTTTGATAGTTTATATTTACCAGCTGTAAAGAAGTCTGGATATAAAAAATCTGGAGTTGATTCAAATAACATTCTAGTATCCTCTCTTTACATCTGTACTGGTAATAATTTCTGACTCACCGAATGATGCTGTGAGATTATATGCCACTGGTGCAGGATCATTACGATCTACTAGGTGGGTAGCCCATACATTATCTGGTGTGTATTCTACTGATATGCTTTTACATACACATTTTTTTATCTTAGGAAGAGATTTTAAGTCCATGCTGTTATTAACTTTCCATCTTAGATTGAATAGTTTAGGTACAGTTAACCATCTATCAGTAGCAGTAGGTCCATCAGATAAACCATCTAATACACCAATACCTTGAGCACCAAAACTATCACTGGTATCTGGCATTGAAGCTATTCTTAAAAATTTAATGATTCTTTGTATTGCTCTTTGTTCTGATGGATTTCTAGGAACTAATTTCCAATTGAAATCAAAACTTCGAAGATCCACTCCACCAAATACTTGTTCTACGTATGGGTTAACTATTTTACCGCCAATATTTTGAGTGACTGCATTTGGATCAGCACCCATCTTTGAAATTAAACCTTTTATTAATCCAACTTTACCAACGTCTGCCATTGTTTGTACTTTTTTTGTAATCTCACCATCATCTCCACTAGCAAGTGCTCCTGCAAGTTCTGGAGCGAACCTTCCAAGTATTCCGACCTCTGTGTCTGTCCATTTTGGTCTGTCATCATATTTTATATTATCTGGCATAGGTAACAGAACTGTTCCTGCTACTTGTGTACTAGTACTAACAGAAGACTTAAATCTATTTCCATATGAAGCACTTCCAGATATTCCTGTTCCTCCTCCGCTACCAAATGCACTTGCATTAGAACTGAAACTTGATCCGCTTGATTGTCTCTTTCTAACTGACTTAAATTCTTCTACATCTATTTGTACGTAATCGAATGAACTAGTTAAGTTAGCAGGCCACATCATGTGACCAGTGTCATTTTGGAGACTACTAATATAATTTCTTGTAATCTTTGTCAGGTTTATTACAGAGTCTGTGTTGGCCATATATAAATAATTTTATTATTATCCCTATAGTATTTATGAAGACTTTGAAAGGAA